CTGTTGATTGCTTACTCCCTGTGGGATATAGATGGCCGTCAGATTAGACGGGACCGCCGGCTCCCCGTCGTCGGTGCCTTGGGTTACAGCCGCATACACCACCATCGGGCCGGTGAGATTGCCGCCGCTGGCGAAGGCGATCTCTACGATCCGCGGCTGCACCAGGGTCACGAAGCGATTGACTTCCATCTGGCCTTGCACCCAGATGGTCGGCTGCCAGACCCCGTCGCGCGTGATCTCGTACTCCTGCCAGAGGTCGAAGCTGCGCTCCCACGGCTGGTAGACCGGATCGCCGGCCGCGGGCGCCACCTCATTCGGCATCCATGCCAGGCCGGTGGCCGATTGCAGAGTCTCAGGCGGCACCGGAGGCGCGGTCACATCCACGGGCTTCGGGCCGACCACCAGATCGTACATGTCGTCAGTGGTCGAGGTGCACTGCATGTCGATAGAGAAATCCGGGTTGAGGGTCCACTTGTTCACCCGGCCCTCGACGTAACCGCCGTTGGGCATGGTGTCGTGGGTGATCGACACGATATCCCCCACCATTGTGTTCAGAGCCAGCGCGGTCGTGCGGAACTGAAAGTTGCGCGCGTTCATCTGCTCGTCGACTCCGCTGCCGGTCCCGTGCGGCCCGGTGCCGCTCTTCAGCCCTCCGATCTCTTCGCGCAGGCGGCTGATGATCACGCGGGCGCACTGGCTCTTGTTACTGACCCCGGCGAAGCTCATTGTGTTGGTCAGGTACTGCGGCGAGTCGGCGGTCCCCAGAAAGCTGGCGTGGTCGATATCGTAGATGGTCACGTTGTTGAGCTGCCAGCCGAACTCCTCGTCTCCGAAGTTGCCGGTCAGCCAGTTAAACTGCGGCTGTAACGGCGACGCCACGAGGCTCTTGAAAAGCACGGTCGCGCGCGTGAATGCGTTGCCCAGGAGCACGCTCGAGTTCGACCGGATGCCGATCCAGAGCTTGCCGTTGCTGAACGTGAAGTAGCCCAGGCAGCAGTTGAGGATTTCGCGCAACCAGTCGCGCAGCGGCTTCTGCTCCTTGAGCACCCCGCGGAATGGGAATTGCAACTCATTGCCGGAGCCGATGATCTTGGGCACCATCGTGTCGCAGATCGCCGCCGCGTTACCGGCCTGAACCACGTCCACGTATTGCTCCATGACCGAGGGCGGCACGAGACTCGCGTTGCTCGGATCGACGCGCAGGCCGATGCCGCGCAAATACACATTCACCGCGACCCAGACGGAGTTGTGCAGCGAGTTCAGCCATGCGCGGTTGCCTACGCCGTTCCAGACCCAGCCGCCGATTCCTCCGGTCACATTGACCTGCATGGCGCGGTCGGCTACCGGCGACAATTGCAAGCCCTTCGGGTCGGTGCGCCGGATCTCGGCCATAGCCAGCCCGCCGCAGTAAGTGGAGTTCGGCGGGATATACGGCGTGCCGTCGGGGTTGCTCCACTTGCCATCCGGCCCCGCCTGGCTGATGCCGACGAAGTCGTACGGACCGGAAGGCTCGGTCCCGGTGAAGGCACGCCACCCGCCGTAGTGCAGCGGGTCGTGCGGCGGCTGGCCGTCGAGGGTTTGCAGGATCAGGTCGCCGTTGTAAGCCGAGATCGGACCTTCGCCTACGATGCCCAAGGCGGCATAGAAGGTATCCTCGTCGCGGCCGGCGGCCACGTCTGCCGTCACCATCATAGGCTCGTCGGTAAAGATCTCCTGCAAGGGCCGCTGGTAGACCGTATCCTGAGTTACCGTCACCGAAGTCATGCTGGAGCGGCCAAAGCCGAAAACTCCGGTGCTGTTGTCCTTGATATGCACAGCCTGGGGCGGCACTACCAGCCCGCCGAAGGAGTGCGGGACGCCGCGCGCGACGCAGGAGTCGTAGTCCTTCGGGCAGTCTGGGAAGCTCGCCGTGGAAGGGCACCAGCGCCCCTTGTACACCTTCCAGCAGGTCCGCAATATCTTGCGCGACGGGTAGGCGAGGCTCAGATTGAACACGCCGTCGGCCGCATTCACCTGAAAGCGCCCGCCGGTATCGAAGCCCCAGTTCGTGATTGACCCGGTCCAGAGGTCCAGAATGTACTGGCTGGTTACGTGATAGAGACTTACCTGGATCGAGGCGGCATACAGGTTGACCTGATTGACGTATGTCTGCCAGATCCCGTCGGCATTGCCGAACGTGAAGCTGGCCGCGTCGGAGTTCTCTCCGAGACTCTGTGAGATCCCCGACCACTCCAGCAATCGTGGCAGGTAAGACGTGGAGTCCACCTTGCACCGCTGGTTGGAGATATACACGGAGGCGGCGGAGTTGCCGCGCGGGACCAGGGTGATCAGCGGAATCAGTTCCTGGAATTGGTCTTGCAGCGCGTTGGTCAATGTCGCGTCGGGAAAGCGGGTCAATCGCTTCACCGAGTTGTACTGCGGCGTCGTCTGCGGCACTTCCAGGAAGCTCAGGCCTGGGCCGTTCATCAGGAGCGCCACCATATAGTCGAACGTGATGTTCGGGTTCTCGTAGCGGGCCATGACGCTCTCGGTGGTATACGCCGGCTGCGACGGCCTCGGTACTCCGTGCCCCGGCCCCGGCTCCCAGACGGTGAAGGGAAACTGCGCGTATCCGCCCTGCGCCTGCTCGAAGTGGGCCTTGAGGTCGTCGTACTGCCTGCACGACAAATGGTTCTTGGCGAACTTGAACCGCCGCGCTCCCGTCGGCGTGAGCAGAAACCTTTGCTCCGTCTTCAGGCCTGGCTGATCGAAGGTATGCACGACGACGGACGGGTTGTAGTCGATCCCGATCCCGAAGTCGGGGCGCAGGCTTCCGGTTGGCCCATTGGGAAACGCCGCGATGACCGGCGGATCTGGAATCGGCACGGGGCCCAGTGAGTCCCTGGCATCCGCTCTCACCACCATCAGACCACCTCGCGAAGCTGCAAGGCCACATCCGTGCGCGCGATGTTATAAGTGTCCGACCATTGCCCGTCGAAGACCACCGTGTAGCGGCCAACGGTGTTATTGCCGGTTGGGTCGTAACTGAAGGGCGGCACTGTCTCGCGCAGGTTGTAGAAGTAGAATGCCCGCGCCTGCCACTGCATGTAGAACTGCCGCAGGGCGGCCCAATCCACACCGTTCAGCCCAGCGGTGAGCCGGAAGTAATGGCGCACGTTTTGCGCCAATGCGGCGCGGTCGCTGCTGCCGTCAGGGTATTGGTTCAGCAGAGCTTCCAGGCGCAGGTCTTCCTGGAAGCTCTTGCAAAGCTGCTTCGGCATCACTGCGGTCGGATTCGCTGGATTCAGGTTCTGCGGCAATCTACACTCTCGGTGGCCAATTCCACTGACAAGGCCCGTCGCCTTGCGTGAGTCCGTCATCCATGTGCTGGCCTTTGGGTCCGAAGACGAACAAACGTACCGTTCCGTCTTCAGCAACGTTTTGAATGATGGCCGGGGATTGCGTTGGCGGATACTTGCCGTCCGCGCTACCCGGATGGTTGTACAGCACGATTCTGCCGATTGTTGGCTTCACTTAGATGCTTCTCCTTCTCAACTTAAACTCGTCAGCGGCTCCAGCATGTTCGACGCCTGACTTACCCGGCTATCTCCCGCTCGAGTGGCGTTGGCATTCGCGGAAGCGACCGCCGCGGGGTTCTGCTGGACCGCCTGCACCACCCGGCCCGTGAACAGATCGTTGGCCTGCTGCGGATTCAACTGCATGAAGATATTGCCGACCGTGCTGCCGGCTCCAGGCACGCCCTGGCTGGTGCCCGCCATCAACCCCTGCGCGGCGGTGACTGCCGTCTGGTACTGGTATGTCGTCGGTCCGGTGTAGGGGTTCTGCACGAGCACGCCGCCCTGGTAGACCGGCTGCGTGGCGAGGCCTCCCGCCTGCGACTGCGCGATCGTGGCGGCATACATGGGCCGCGGCAGGTTCGCCGCCTGCCCGGTGGACAGGGCGTACAGGCGCACGATATCCTGCACGTCCTGCGACCGGATGCCGATGGTCACGCTGCCGC